GGGTCAATAGGGCCGAGATCATTTTAAGAATTCACGTAAAACGACATCAACGTCTATCAACTAGTTTAGACGGCCAAAACCCACCCTCTTGGGATGGGAAAACCGTCTTCTATGGAAATAAAAGATCTAATTCATCTAAGTCTAAAGCAATGACTGGATTTGAAACCAGCGGTACTTTCTACGCGAGGGCATTTGAATCACTCTATTATGCAGAGCGTCATCAAACGGAAAACACTATTCTAAGGTGTTTTCTAAGTTTTGTTATTTTTAACCTAGTTCATTCTAGGGGTGTAATTTTTATGTTAGTAAAATTACAAAGCTATTGATTTTTAACCTAGTTCAATCTAGGAGTGAATCTTTCATGTCAGTAAAGAGTCAAATCTGGGGTGTTCACCCTTGATATTCCAAATCAGTGTTGCAGTATTTAGCTGCTTCGAGATCCTGATAAAATTGGTAAGTCTCGAAAACCACTGGAACATTTAACTTCAGTGCGGCTTTTTCAAATTTTGGCATATACTTGTCAAACGTTTCTTGGTCATGCTGTGATAATTCATAGACTGCAGTTTTTAATGTATCTGCTGTCAGTGACTGTTCATCTTCAGCTCCTTTGACCCATTGTGCCATTTCCAAGATTACTTTCAAGGCTAGTGGTGCACGGAAACGTTTTTGAGCATTGTCAAAACGGAACTTGCGCTTCAGGAAAGAAATTTCAGTTATCTCCCTGAACTCGGTCGTGTTTTCGTTCTTTTCCTCATCGGTGTAGGTGAGACCCAAAGTTCTATAAGCCTCTATGAGGTTCGTCATATTATACCAGCCACGAATGGTTGGATGAATTGACTTCACATTGTCATCGCCGTAATTCACTTCGGCCACATACTCCTCATAACTCTGCAGAGAACAGAGTTCGGGCGCAAACTTCCGCGCCATAAGCAAATAAGCAGCTATGGAGTAGTATGAGTTCAATTCCGAGTTCAAATTAACAGTCAAAATACAACCACTTGGTTGTGACTGGACCCACGATACCAACTCCCTTCCATCAAGGTGAATTGCGAAGGCAAGGCAAGAGAATAAGACCTTTCGGATCTTGTTGTCAACTTGCCACTGTGCTTCTTCGTCCTCACTCATGTCTGGTCGGTAATAGAAATCGTTGATCTCGTCACACAATGCAAACAATACGTCTGCTCCAAGGGTTGCATCGTAATTGCCAAAATCTCCGGCAAGAAACGAATTTCCTTTCGATAACAGGTGTCTAGCCAAGGAGTCCCACTCGCGAGAGTAGGGATTCACGCCAACACATGTGCGGTGATAGATTTTATTCTTGTTCTTATAGGCTAGGTATCCCGCAAAATACTTTCGCATTAGAATATTGCCAATGAGAGGGCCACACGCAAAGACTCTCGTCTTACCTGCGACAAC